TAAGGTCATAAGTTTTTCCGCAATAAATACATGTATGGTCAAAATGTTCCTTAATAGAGCGCCTCCACAGGCGCTTGGCTTCTGGAGAGGTCATAGCTATTAAGTTAAAAAGATAGTCGTCAGGAGTTGGAAGAAACGGGGTCATGCTCGGCCTTTACGTGCTCGGTTTTTAGATGCTTTTTCAAGGAATGTTTTACCATTCTTTCTGTGTGAGACATCTTTACCGTCGCCATTACCATAAGTTCCGCGTTTCCGATTTTCTTTGTTAAGTGCAGAGCGTTTAGCAATCTGCATTTTAGATGAGTCGTATTTCTTTTGATACGACTTATAGTTACCGTTGGCGTATTTAGCGCCACTATATTTAGACGTTCGAGCCATGCAACCTCCGTTGTACAAGCTCAGGGTCTACCTGTGGCATGACTGCTGCCAATTTAGACAGCGGATTGCCTTCCATAGCTACACCGCTGATGTCATTTGTTTTGAGCCAGTCACAAGCTGCTTTCAAATCTGCAGTAGAAGCCTCGCCCGATTTGATACGGGCAAGGAACTCCTTAGTGACAAGATTGTGCAACTCGTTAAACTGATCTTCAGTCGCTTTTTTCTTTGTCATTTACTACCACAATAGGTACTACGTCATGACATAGAACTTCCACACGAGAACCAGGTCTAAACATAAACCCAGCTTTCATAATTTCGGTACATTTAAGTGCCCTAACAAGTTCGTAGTCAAGACGTAATTTTTGTTCGTGTTTTCTGGCTATGCTTTTACATAGCTCTATCATTCCGCTATCCAGAGGTACACTAAAATTAAGCTGTAAACCCCAGTTGTTACTCCGAACATAACCAGTATGTTCAAAAGGAATGGTGTCATTGCCCATGTAAAACGGGCTAAATTGCATCGTAGCGCCGTTACAACTGACGTTGTTAGCGAAGTATTGCCGAGATGGTGCTCCATTGTTTTGGAATTGTACGGCTTGGTTTGTGACATTACCCGTTGCTGCTGCCACGGGATTTGAACTATTTTGCACTGTTGGATCTTCAGGCGTAGCAAACGCTGGGCTTACTGAGAGAAGACAGACAGCGAGGTAGTGGTGGAGGTTGATTCGATAACCTCGTCGATGGTGTACGTTTCCACGACTCCCGCATCCCGAACGACAGTCTCCAGTTGAAACTGTTCGCCCGCTGTAGTTACGGAATATGTTGTGGAATCGCTCAAAATATCCCCACTTGGGGTTACGTTGGTTCCGCTCCATGATTTATAATCGCCACCCATAATCTCCCGCTCAATAGTGCGTTCAATGTCAACGGTGGTAGTAGTGGTTGATTGCATAGACCCCTGTGTAAAATTAGGGGTTACTTGCTGTGCTGCAGCAGGAGAAGCTAGGAACAAAAGGATAAGAAGTTTTTTCATGGTTCTTTTTTCTTAGGATCGTCGTCAGGTTTAGCTCTGTTGTTAGAAGTGTTAAGTCCAAAGGTAGCTAACGCGCCAGTAAAGACACTAGCCACGAACGTGATATCGCCGCCACTTTGGCCCTTTTTAATCATAGGGATGTCTACGTAGTTAAGAGTAATAATAAAACCACTCCACACAACAACACCTAGGCGTACAAAAGTACCGAGGATTTCAATATCCTTTTCGGCGTGTTCTTTCACTTTTTTTAAGAAGGGTTTTTTTGGTTCTTTTTCTTTGTTAGTTTGCTCCATGCTTGTTTAAGTACAGGCTTCATTAGTGTTACTAGCCATTTAAAAACTGAAGTAGCAGTAAGAGTGGCAGCAACAGAAATAACTGCTGTAGTAGCTGCAGCGGTCATGATTTCAGTGGACGGCATAGGGACTTCTACATCCATAAACGGCACGTCAATCATTTGCACCTCTTTCGCCAGAGGCGTCTTGTCCGGTGATTTATCCTCGTTTTCCCCCTTCACCCCTGGAGGTGGGCGCAAGTCACTAGGAGGGACTACAAGGGGCTTGTAACTAGGTACTTGAGCCCTTGGTACTTCTAGGACCGGCGCGGGCATTGTAGGCGCTTCTGGAAGCGTTAGAGAGGGAAATGACGGAGGATTACTCCAGGGTTCCACCGAACAGTCCGCGTTCGATAAATTTTACTGCTTGATCGTCAACAGTGTTGTCGCTTTGCTCAGCCAGTTTGGCGAGCAGGTCAACAATAAGACGTTTGACTTTTTCAGAATTGAGAAATGAAAAAAGAATTGGACGGATAAGGGTGATCATTCTTCAGAAGGGGTAGGTTCAGGAGTAGGTTCAGGAGTCGGCTCAGGCTCTGGTTCCGGCAGTGGTTCCCACCGGCTGTATTCAGAACCAGTCACATACTCAGCAAGAGCTGCGACGTCTGCACAGGCAGCGATAGCAGTTTCCTTTTCGTTGCTAAACGTGCGGATCTCACCACGACGGGAAAGTACCTCAGCAGGAACAGCAGCACTGTTCTCTGCCTGACGCACGACATACCAGTCGGTCTTGCTAAGCATAGAACTTGCTGTTTGCTTAACGTCTGCAGTCCAAAGAGCTTTTAGCTCATCGAGATCTTTGGGGTTATCGACACCCCAATAGAACCGCTGATCCCAAGACGCCACGGGGGCGTCAGGGACTTCAACGATACCAATGGCTTGCTTCTCCTCCAAAGAGGTCAAGCGCAGCCAATTAGCGGGATATTGCACCCCGTCATAAACAAATGCCTTGTCATATTGCAAGGTCTTACCATTAAGTTGAAGCATAATTAAATGTTAATTAGATCAGGCTGCACGTGTAGTTTTAAAGGGGTTTTCGGCAAATGCGGCGTAGAGGACCGTTGCTCCATCCGAATTAGTTGACGAGTGAGAGCCTCTAATTTTGAAACCGTTAGAAAGAAAATCAATTCTTGCATGACTATCAGCAGAAGCATCGGCTTCCTGCACATTTGAGTTGGGATAAAGCTGCTTGCCCTTGACATTATTAGGATTTCTTTCAGAGTCGTAAATAACCCACAGCTCGCCGGAATCACTTGTTTCCTTTAACAGCACCCAGCGTGGTCTAAATCCGGTATAAGCAAAAGGACCATCAGCATCATCGTTGCCTTTAAACGTACCAAAGGCGCTATAGCCTTCGACAGCGTTAAAGAAATATCCGATCAGCTTTTCCCCGTCGGTATTTACTACGCTGCCATAAACATGAACAAGATCTGAAGTAGGAGCTGCTGAGGAGCTGTTGCTTTTATTGATAGAGCTATTTAGTGTCAAAAAGTCAATACTTCCGTCAATAACATCTGTATAAACATACCACTCTTTAGCAGCGCTTCTTGATTTCATAATCCAGAAATCTGGTTTTTTATTCAAACCATGGGCCACACTGGCGTTATTTATACCATTGGAAGTCCAAGATACAATCGATTGCCCAGCTGTCGTATTAGCGCGAACGGTTGAAGGAACTGTTGGAGTCGGGTCAATTAAAAGTTTCCCATCAACTTCAATCGCACTGACATAAGCTCTAGCGCTACTAGAAGTAAAATCGATCCTGTTAAGAGTGCCAGATCCGGTTTTAACAGTAATCCATCCAGATGCCACATTGACGGAATTAGATGAATCACCGTTAATGTATGCAGTTCCTGAAGTGTAATGAGTCTTTGCTCGAATTGATGATGTATATGGAATACCAGTAGTCAAAACTAAGCTTTGAGTATCACCGTATGATGCAGATGCAGAAACGTTAGTAAGGTGTGTGTCAAAAGCATAGGTTTGGGAGTTTTGCTCAAATCCACTGGTTGAACTCCAAAAATCAGTCCATTTCTGACTTTGATTGTAACTAGAATTAAGTCTACCGCCAATAGTAATGACGCCAGGATCAATCAACTGCTTGCCGTCAATTTCTAGGTATGACAAACCAGTGCTGTAACCTGAGTTGTCATCATCACGGATAGCAAATTCTGTTAGCGATCCAGAAAAACTTATGGTTCTTGTGGTTTGGTTAGCAGTGGTATCCCCTCCAGTATAGGTGTAGTCAGTGCCGTTAATTTTTACTTCAACGGTATTTCTGGCTCCAAACTTGATAGTGGAAGATACGGTTATAGCCGTTGACGGCTGAACGTATATCCAAACATTATTGTTGTCTGAATAAGCGACTTGACTAAGCCCGGTGCCATTAAAAGCGTTTGACGGTGGATAAGCACCAAGAAAACCAGTGTCTGAGTCAGTAGGGCTGTATGTCGTACTACCTGCTTTTGTGACAGCGCTAAGTGATTGGCTTTGTTGGTTGTAGCTAGTGGTATCATTTGTGGT